TTCGTCGGCCCGCGCCATGCCCTGCTGGAATGCGGCTCCCCACCGGAAGGCATTGGGATCAATCTGTGTTGGCATGGTTAATCCTCAGATGCCCCGACTGTATCCGCCGTCAGAGGGTTGCTGCCGGTTTCTCCAATAGTCGCCGAAAATGTTGGCGACATCGCCAATGGCGTTGCCCCAGGCGTTGTATTGACCCGCCACCCCGCTCGCCCTCGCGTCTCCGGCGGCGCCGATGGCCTGACCGGCGCTGTTGGCGTAGTTCTGGCCCATCGTGGCCTGATTCTGGGCGGTTCCCCCGCCATATCCGGCGAGGCGCATCATGCGGTCATAGAAATTGGCGAACTCCTGCGAGGCAAGATTGCTGTTGCGTTCGTTGAGGGCCGCCATCGCGTTTCCCGAAAACGCCCCGCCCCTTGCGGCCGCGCTCTGTTCCAGTCCGCGCATTCCTTCGTCCCTGCGGAACTGGTAATCGGGCGTGGCGGTGAACAGGGACATATTTGCCGGCCCGGGACCATGGTATCCGGCAATTTGCTGTGGGGTCGCCCCACGTCGCAACAGGTCCGCTACCCCCCGGCCGTCCAGCCTCCGTTCCCCAACCCCGCCATAACCAGACGACCCGCCGCCATAGAGAGACTGCCACGGCGAATAATCCATGTACGGGAGGCCGTACATCTGGGCCAGCAGGTTGAGGGCGCCCTGCCCGGTAGCCCGCCACGGCTCGTTGAGACCGAGGCCGGTGCGGTACATCCGCTCCTGAAGCTCGGCCTGCAATTTTGCAGCCTGAAGCTGTTTGTTCGCGGCGCTTTTGGCTCCGCTAGAACCCAAAAGTCCGCCAGCGATTGCGCCGCCAGCGGCGATAAGTGCGCCAACAGGCATTATGCTCTCCTTGCCATCCGGCCAGCTACTGCGGCCAGATCGCGTTGCACGTTCATTTCGATCAACATTTCAGCCCTTGCCTCGTCATAGGGAAGACCCGTGACACGATCCCACAGGTCGCGAATGTAAAATTTATTGAACAATTTGTTGTACTCAAAGCCCCGTTTATAGGCACACATGTTGTAAGCCTGCAAGCCCATGCGCCTTAGAGATATGCCCACGTCCAGCGGGTTTCTCCACAGGTGGTATACCTCGGTGTTGGCGGGTGGCAGATACCCGACAAGCGCGGCGCCGGTATCTATCGCTCCTGATACGGGATGGTCGGTAAACTCCATCCGACCGTCTGCGAGCGGTTCGTGCTGGCAGAACGACCCGCCGTAGGTCAGAAAGTTCGACAGCCATGCCGAACCGGAGCGCGGCGTGGAATAAATGAAAAACCGCTTCACAGGTTGTCGATCAGCTCTTTTTCGACAAGCCAGCGGCCCAGGTATTCGACCACGGTGGCCCGCAACTTTTCTTTTTCGGAAACGATGGACAGCGAGCCGTCCACCAAAGCGGCCGTGTTAATGGACACGCGCTTTGCCACGGGCGTACCCTCAACATAACCTTCCAGCACAACCCACTTCTGGTCAAGATGCTCGTCGCCAGACAGAACGCGGCGAATCTTTATCTCCACAGCCCGCCTCCGCCGCCGCCAAACCCGCCCGTGGGGGAGGACACCACTCGCGTTGCCTCTCCACCCGAAACGTAAGGCGCAAAGGCGGTGGTGTTGACCGGGATAGTGAACTTGTCCACGCTCGTTACCGTAATGGTGTATTGATTATTGTTGAGTGCCGCAAAATCCCCAAGCATGTTCGCAAAAGTCACGATATTGCCCGTGCTCCAACCGTGCCCGATGACGGTGATTTCGGTCGGGTTGGCCACTGTGGCCCCCGTAACCGAGCCGGCAGTTGCCGCAATCCCGGTAGTAACCTCGCCAACGAAATACGAACCCTGCTCAATGACATTTTGCGGGTTTGTGGTTGCGAAATAACTGACCGCGCCGCCGGCTGGGCCGGGGTCTATCGTGTAGACCAGGTATTTCGTGCTGTGCGCCAAACCCGCCACGGACCCGCTGTTGTAGGGGACGGTCGCATAATCAAACTTGATGTCGTGCGCCGAGACGTTGATCGTCGCTGTCGTGGCTCCGGAGACCGCCGTCAAAATGGTGGCAGAGTTCTGCGCGCTGTTGAGATTGGCGACGTTCAGGGGATGAAGAAGTCTCTGATCCTTTGCCCTGCCCACATCGCTAATATTCTGGAACAGCGTCGGTATCGCCCCCGTCCTGCTGACCGGCCTCGATTCGGTCCCGAGCGTGACCCCGGTTTCTGTGGCGACTATCCCGCTGGAAAACGCGGTGGCGTCGTTGCGTATGTCCTGTTTGGCGAGTATTTCAGTCTGCCACCAAAGCAGTATGCCCCGCAGCGTCGCGCCGTCTATCGGTCCATCGGGTATAGGCGGGAGCTGCGTTGTCCTGAGAGACTTAGCCATCGGAGATTTCCGCGAACGTTCCCCAGACCGTCATAGGCACGGGGTCGCTCACGGAAGCGCGGTATACCCGGTCGCGCCCGCTTCCAAGGCGGTTCCAGATGATGCGGGTCTTGTACTGCCCCACGGCCCCCAATGAGCGGGTCGGAACGGTGGTAAATGTCCTCCCGCCATCGTTGCTGTATTCGAGCGTGATATACGGGGTTGCCGTGGTCACTGACTTGGCGGGCGTCAGGCCCATTTCCAGAGCTGAATGGAACAGCCTCTTGCCATCCTCATAAATCGGCTGGTACGTCCATGAGGGACGGAGATAGGCGCCCCACTCTTGGGCAAGATCGGCTTTCAGTTTTCCTATCGCGCCGGTTTCCGAGTTCTGCACATAGACCTCGCCGTTGATCTCGACGAAGCTACGTACGTCCCACGATCCCCCGGGCCAAGATTCTCGTTCGTGCCACGCCCCCGTGGTCGCGTCGAAAACCCATGTTGCCCCGGCCGCAGGAAAACGGAATACCACGCACAAGTGCCCCTCAAGGGAATAGGCGCTGGCTTCACAATCGTCCAGCCTGGAGTAGCCTTTAAGCGCCTGTTCCAGGCCGTGCTGCGAAACCCTTGCCGGGGTTGACCCGCTCAGGCGGCGGATGGTCTTGTCGTTGGCAAGCCAGAATACCGAGTTGTCTTGTACTGCAACCCCGTGCTTGGCGAGGCAGCCTATTTCTATGGTGCCGCCGGGAACCCGCTCAAACGGGAACAACGACGTACCCGCGTTGTACCAGAGTTCCGTGGTGTATTCGCCAAAAAGGAGAATCTGTCTGTGATTGACCTTCAGGGTTACGAGCCGGTCTGGCGCGGCTTCCGCAGTGGCGAAATACAGCCCGTTATACGATCCGGCGTTGAGAAGGTCTGACGAGAAAAATCGGCCAGAATTGCGCTCAACCAGGACAAGATAGCTGTCCAGAAAATCCACGGCACCAGGAGGGCGAGAAAGAAAATCAGCGTCAGTGATCGCAGAAACAGTCGTATTGGCGACATATCCGGTTCCTCCGCTGACGATGATGCAATCTATGCCGTTGGAGGCCATGAAAGCCAGATCGGACCCCGGCATTTCCCCTATCTCCGTGATCACTCCCGCCGGCGTCACCTTGTAAAGCGTGGTCCCGGATACGGCAAACAGGTTGCCAAGATGCCAGATCATTCCCCTGCCGGGGCCTGTGCCAACGCTCTGCCACGGCTCTATTCCGGGCGCGGTACGCAGGATCAGCGGAGCCTTGCCACCGGAACGTTCCACGAAACAGTTGACCAGTCTGGCTGTCGATGCGGTCTCGGTCTCATAGGAATGCAGCGGCAGTGGAATCCGCATCATTTATCCGTCAGTATGTTGTACTGCCAGCCCCAATTCTCTCCGAGGGGGGCGTGTTCCGTAGTCACCGGCTCAAGGCGGGATACCTGCTCTTTCCGCAACAGGTGCCCGTATGTTTTGCCGGCGAGCGCCACCAATGCGGCATCGGGCCGCTTGCTGAAATAGGGGGCGAGGGCGACGGCGAGATTGTACTTCACGGCCATCAGGTTCTCGGGGTTGACGGGATTGTCGTCCGTGAGGCTGCTTTGCTCAAAATAGCCCACGTCCACGTTGTTTGCTTCCCACATGGCCAACAGGTCGTTCATGGCCCGCAGGCCAAGAGCGCCGTACTCTGCGGTAAGCGTGAAATCGTCGGTCACGCCGATCAGGCCAAGCGCGTCCTGAATTACTTCACTGTTGGTTGCCATGAGTCCTCAATACGTGCATTGGTTGCAGACTGGCACATCGTGCCGGTTCATCATTTTTTCCCTGCGCTCCCGCCAATGCGGTGAGTTGTATATTTCCAGCAATGTCTGTTTGGTCACGTCCCCGATGGGGTATTCCCCTTTGCCGTCCATGCAGCACAGGGATACAATTCCGGTCGCCATGACAGACAGCTCAAACCATCTGGCGCATGGCTTGACCGGCACCCCTTCCCTTTGACCGCTGGTGTATCCAAGCCATGCGTCTCGTTTCAGGGCCACCGACTTGAAGTTGGGCCAGCGGTAGAAACAGTAGCGCCGAAACTCCTCGTTCGGGAACCCGACACAAGACAGCATTACCGGATGCGGGAAGTCCATCGAGTGCAGCTTGTCGAGCCGCGCAACCGTCTTGTCAAACGGGAGCTTCATCAACTCCTCGTATTCGTCGGGCTTGTGGGAGTTGAGCGATACCCACAGGTGCCTGACCTGTTTGAGCGAGGCAATCTCGTTGATCTTGTCCTCGGTCAGCGCAGAGCCGTTGGTAAACAGCCTGAGAAAGGCCATCGGGGCCTTCTCGTTCACCTTGCGGCAAATCGGGATCAGCCGCTTGTCCAAAAGAGGCTCATTGACCTTGAAGGGAGAGAACCCGAACGGCACCCTGAAGGTCGCCATTTCGTTAATCAGCAGGTCGATTATCTCGTCGGGAAGTTTTACACCCTGACGCTCAAGCACCGGATACGGACAGAAAGAACATGCGGCGTTGCAGAACGCCAGGGTTTCAATAGATATTTCGTTGGGTTGGTCGAGATAGTATTCGCGAAGCAGCTCGACGCTCATTCATTTGACGGCTTTTAGTATGAACCCAAATACGTCGCCGCGCTCAGACAGTCCGTGAATATCGAAGTCGCCATTGTACCAGGGGCGGTAATCGGCCATAGCCGTTTTGCCGACTTGCGCGGCATACTGCTTTTGACTCAGGAATATCAGGGAACACTCATTGATGATTCTGGCATGCCCGGGATCGCCCCAAGCCCACTTTGAGTCCCACATCGGGACCGTGGCGACAAAATACCCGCCGGGTTTCAGGATTCGCCAGAACTCGTAGAACTGGTTGAAAAAGAATCGCCAGTCCCCCTGTTGGCCGCAATGCTCAAGAACCTCGTAGGCGTGTATCTCGTCAAACATGTTGTCGTCGAACGGATACGGGATGTTGTTCAGGTCGTGATGAACGTTGACATCCAGGCTTTCGTCGAAATCCAGCGTGACCAGTTCGCACCAGTCTTTCGGAATGTCGGGGAAAGTCACCTTCTTGTGCCGGTCATTGCCGGCCCCAATAAGCAGCTCCATCAGGTCGGGCCCCCGATCACGTTTTTGTTCCTTTCGGCGGCGTCGGCCTTTTCAATCTCTTTCAGCAGGTACTTGTGGTAATTGCATTCGTACCCGCCATGCCTGAAATCGAAATCAGTCCAGACATGAATCTTCTTGCCGTACTTTTTCCGGTAGTCGTCGCAAAATGCAAAGTCCTCGCCCATGAACTTGTTGTCGTCCGTCAGCTTGGTGTAGAACAGTTGCGGGACCGTTCCCTCCTGCCCATGAATGTTCATCTGGACCGCATCTGCGGCCATTTCTTCGACAACCGACCGCTCGATGCACAGAAACCCGGTGGGAACCCTGTCATGCAGCAGCCAGTCGCCATCGACCCACAAGCCGCCCTTTTCGGGATGCTCGGACCACTTGGCCGGGTATTCCTCCGGTTCCTGCCTGCGCCGGTAGACACCGGCACAGATTGGCAGTCCCGCAGAAGCGAGCCCTATTGCGGCTCGCGCCTCCCATTTCAGGTCAGAGTCAATGAAAAAAAGGTGAGTGCAGGTTTTCAGGTCCTCGTTTTCGAGGAAGAACTTGACGAAGATGTTTCTGGCAAGGTCAATGAAAGCGCCGTTTGCCATGACGCAAGCGGTGAAATTGACCCCGAACATGGGACAGGCAAAGGCTGTTTCGGCCAATGACTGCGAGTAATCGGAGTCCACCTTCCGGTCGTAGGCGGGGGTGGCTACGTAGATATGCACCCTTTTGGGGGGCTTTTTGCCAAGCTTTCTCTCTGTCACCCGTTCTCCCAAAGAGGGCGGGAGTTCGTCCCTCCCGCCCACTATACCTCAGACGAGGCTCTGCGTGTACAGATGGCGGTTCGCCAACTCCGGATAGAGTTCGGCAAAGCCCCACAGCACGTCGATACGACACGGCACGGTGTCGGAGCTGATCGCGTACTGGCGAGCCAGACGCATCGAGATTCCGTCCATGCTGTCGCGGGCACCCCAAGCCCCATACTTGGAAACGTCCTCAAGGTCGGCCGTGCCGAACACGAAGGCGTCCTCGTGGAACTGAAGGTCCTGACCGAACGCCGTGCTGGCCGCGCCAATGCGCGTCACAGTGTTGTTGTTCAGGTCAGAAATGCCGCTCAGAACGCAGTTCTGGTAGGCATTGCCAACGCCGTAAATAAGCCCCGGCTTGACCGTAACCTGGTAGACGTTCGCCTGCGTAGTCAGCGTCACGTCTCCCTGGGCCACGAAGTTCCTGAGCTTGCCTGTGTTGGCCTTGGTTTCGGGATGCACGGCATAGACACCAGAGATGGTGAGAATATCACCAGCCTTGATGGTCGTTCCCGTGTTTGCCCCGTCAATGTCGATGACGCTCTGCGAAACCCAGGTGTTCGCCGTGGTGGAAGTCCCAAGGTTGGCGCCCGTGGTCAGCGCGGCTCCCGCCAGAGAGCCGGTCGTGTGCGACGGAAGCAACGTGTTTTCGTACACGTCGAACCCGCCGGTACGTCCCATGCGGCCTTCCCTGTACTGCTCCCGGATATTCTCCGAGGCCTGGAACAGGCCCTTGACGGCGTCGTTGAACTCGACCTGTGAAGCCGGGGACAGGATCGCCGAACGATTGGCGAGAGGCCCAAGCTCCCTGGTGATGTTCGCGCCGCCCTGCTGGAAGTACTTATAAGTCAGGACCGTGTTGGTCGTCGCGTTCGTGTAGTTCGCAACCGTCTTGTACGCGACGGACAGGGCATCGCCCTCGATCTTCGCGGCAAGCTGTGCCATTGCCGGCTGGATGATACGACGCGAGAAGTCGTCCAGGCTCATCGTCAGCTCGACGGATGTGAACGAAACGTCCACGCCGTACTGCGAACTGACAACCAGCGGGGTTGACCGTTCAACGTGATCCTGCGTGCTCAGGTTGGCGCCGGTGCGTACCGTGTACTTTGAGGGCAGACGGATATTCAACTGGGTACCAATCTTCGCGCCTGACTGGGCAAAGCGGTCATCGTACTGGCGGTTGACGTTACCCAGAAAATTGAGCTTCTGGTGAAGCACCCGCAAAGACTCGCGGGTGATCATCGTCGGCGTGAGAATACTGTTAGCCATTTAAGCTACCTTTTGTTTTTTAATTGTTTCTCTCGCCACTTCAGCCACTCGGTAGTGCTCATCTTGTCCGGGTCTTTTTCGATTTCCGGTTCTGAGGCATCTATCTTGGGCGGAGGCGGCGGTGCTTTTGAGACGGCTTTGACGGGCGCGGCGGTGGATAGCTTTACTTCCAGTTTGCCGAACTCTCGCGCGGCTTGCGTGGGAGTCATGTTGGCGATCTTCCTTGCAACGTCCGGATTTTCCGCGAGGTAGTAGGCGACCCTCGGGCCAATGTCGCTTTCTGCGATGGCTTCAACCATCGCCGGAGACATGGGCAGACCCGGGTCGTAAACCTTGTCGAAATAGCCCTCTACGGAGGAGGCAAATTCGGACTCGCGTTCGCGAAACGTCTTGAGCCTGGTTTCATGCTGGATTTTCTGTTGCTGCTCCTGAAAAGCGGCAACGGCTTCCTCGCGCGAAACCCGCTTGACGTGCTCGGTCATCGCGGCCTGAAACTTGCTCTCGTCATACCCGAACTGTTCAAGCGTGGGCGGTCCAGCGGGCGGTGCCTGCGGGGTCGCCTGCCGCTCTCTCAGCAGGGCCATGGCTTCGTCCAGACGGCGCTCGGATTCGCGCCAATTCCTCGTCAGCTCGTCTATCCTTCGCTGAAACCCGCCTTTCGGCTTTG